GGGTAAGAGGATTAAAAAATTAAAAGGGGGGTGGGTTAATTAAGGTTGAGAAAATTTTTTTTATTTTTAAATACTGTTCTCACGTTTGGACCTGGGGTATATGGGGACTAGCTTTTTTGGAGACGTCTAGTGGACTGTTCCACGACACAAAAGTTAGGATTTTTTTTTAGAAAATCAAGTAGTTTTTGCAAAGGGGTGAAGGTATTTTGTTAAATAGGTAGGGTATGGAAGGGGTTAAATGTAAAAAGCCCCTGAAAATCAGAGGCTCTTAGCAGAAAAATAAAAACTTGAATAGGCAAATTCAAGAAGGATACTAAACAGTCTTTACTACAGTGTAACCTATTAGCTTGCCTGTGGTGTCTTTCACTTTAGATAATTTTGCGTTGGGAACAAAGCTTAAGGACTCACCTACTAAAACCATCACCCCATCACTCATAAGGCAAGTTTTAGTTAAAGGGTGACTACAAATGGTAGTCCATAAGTCTGCATTAAATTTCTCAACCACCATCGGTTTATCAACCCCAACAGTTTTAACAGTTTCAACAGTTTTAACAGTTTTAACCTTTGGGTTATCAATAACCGTCTTGGGTGTTTCAGTCTTGGTAGCCTTAACTGGAGTCTTCTTAGGAGTTGTTTTAGGCGTTGTCTTCTTAGGAGGAGTTGTCTTCTTAGGTGTTGCCTTCTTGGTAGGTGTTGTCTTCTTAGTTGCCATATCTAATATTTTTTAAATTCTAGCCCCAAAAGTAATACTTTTTTTTTATCAAACAATTCACTCATTTAAAATCGTACTAGGTTCTCCTCCCCCGTACCCCCTCCTCTCCTAGGTTATTATTCATAGATGGATATTATATCTACTCCCTTACTAGGTATGCATCCTTACTACTATATACTATATAGATAGAATATCTATAATAAATCTTTGTATAATAGCTTTAAGTGAAGGAAAGTTTTAGTAATTTATTCTCAAAAAAATGAGTATACTCAAAAAAATGATTACATTTGGCACCTTAATACTTAACATATTCAACAATGAGTGAAAATAAAAATGGGTTTAGGCAAGACAAAAAACCTACAAATGAAGAGGCAAAGAAAATGGGAGTAGAAGCTTACAACAGAGTAATTCAAATTGAACCCTTCCTTCAAGATTTCTACAATGCATTCCAATCACTAAACATCGGCTTTGCTAAAGTGGCTGAGAAGACAGACGTACCTTCAATCCTGGAACATGAAGTTCCTCTAACTCTTTTAGCGACTGAAGAGTACATACGAATTGGCCATACCAATTACTTTTTAAACACTGAGACAGATGAGTTAGTAAAAATAGAACCCATCATGTCATACACTAAACAATCACACGTCGATACCTCTTGGATTTTTAGCGTGGAGCCGCCTAACTCAAAAAAGAGTAAAACTTACACCTTCCTAAAAGCATCATACCCTGACTTACAATCAGCAATACGAAGATTAAGTGAGCAGGTTAGAAGTGACCATGGCGTTGTGGAACCTATTCCCGAGCCCGAGCCCGAGACCGAATCCCCAAAAGACGCTCCACCTAGTGGAAAAATTGAAGTGGTAAAACAAGGGTCACCCCGGGAGAAAGAAAAAGCATAGAGAATTATGGGTAGTGTGAATGAACAACAATATCCCATTGATAAGAGTGTAGAAGGCTTGCTGCAAAGGCAGGCCCTCTATGCCTTCTTACAATTATCTAAAAAGGAAATCTACATTTTGGAAACCTTACTACTCATGCAACTCGCCACTTCCCAAGACATATCAATAGAATCTGGCATCCCTTATTCTTCCTTAACCAGAGCAATCAAACGACTTGAAAGAAGACAGCTTGTAAAAAGAATTTACCCGTTATGGCAAGCCGCCCCCATGTTGCAACAAACCATCTCCTTCACCCCTGAGTCAGAATACAACGTCCTGTTTAGTTATGACCCCTCCATTGGAGTAGAAATTAAAACTATCAGCTCATGGAAATAACATTCAAAGCTAAAAATATAGAACAGCTCACAGCTCAATATTTCTCTTTAATGAATCCCAGCTTACAACTATCACCCACTGAACTGAAGGTAGTTATTGAACTATTCTTGCTACGCCAAAAAGCATTAGGTTCTCCTGAATACGTTATCCAGGATTGGATACTCTCCTCAGACAATCGTAAAAAAATTGCTACGAAATTAGAAATGACTCAAAACAATCTAAACGTAATTATACACCGGTTAAAATCTAAAACTATATCTGGCCACCCCCTACTACAGTTCAAATTCATGCCAAACAAATTATCTGCGCCATCTACTTTAACTTTCAACCTCACTATAACATGACACCCCCTGAAAGAAAGATACCTACATCAGTCCCAGGGGCAGTAAAACGAAGAGACAAATTAACCCCATCACAACGTACCATCATTGCAGAAATCGCCAGCAAGTACAAGATACCTCCCATGCACGCCTACCAAATTTGGGAATCTCAATTCATAGCTTGCACTCATGTACTATGCCCTGACCCCTACACCTCCCGGTATTCAGATTACCCTAACATAAAATTCACCAATCTATTTAACTTCCTCCCTTCACCCCGTTCTTTAAAGGGGCTACTCAAAGCTTATGCGGAAAAAGCATTAAAAAGTATGAAGTATCGAGAAGCTAACAACATACCACTAGACCACACCAGCTCACCTATCATGGAAAACTTAAATCCCCAATATCCTTTTATGCCTACACCTGAAGAGGTTGAAAAATATAAGGCTAAAAATGGTGGGGATAATTATAAAAGAAAAGGCTACCTCACTTCAAAGACAGAAGAAGGTAATGAGTTTATCATTAAAAGAAGCTTTCCTAAAAAGAATTTAAAAAAGAAACCTGCTCCGACAGAGAAAAATTTTAGAGACAATCCAGACGTAGAGGACCCTGATGATATAAGAAATGAATTTAAACCTAGGATAATATGAAAATTGACGTCAACGTAGCAAAAGCTTTAAATTCAAACTTTTGGCTAGATTATCCGGAAATATTACAAGTGTCTGAGTTAAAAACTCTTTATGATGAAGACAAGTCAAAGACCCATCTGGAATCTTCTAAAATTTTGTGGGCTTTTGCGTTACATTCTCACTTAGATTCTCCTCTATACAATCTACCTGACAAAGTATTTAGGATTCCTAAAACTTTGAATATTAAAAAAGAAGACCCCTTTTCCAAAAAATATGCAATACACTTAGCTGCTTTTGAAGATGTTATCTTAGATGAGGCGGAAATGGCTATGCATGTATGGAAAAAGAAAATGCGAGAAAGGAGAATCTTTATGGATAGCTTAGCGTATGACCCAAATGATTTAGACGCTGCAGTTGCCATAGACAAGATGATGGCCTTGTTCCCAAAACTAATGGAAGATTACAGCAAGATTAGAAAAATGTTATCTTCGTCAACAACAAAAAAGAATGCTAAACCTCAATCAGGTAGTGATAGTGGGTTGATTTAGAACTAAATGATAAATAATTCAAATTTCGTTTTAGATGAAATTCCTATACTCCATCCGGAGTATGATATTTACGACTATATTGATTTTTGGAGTTCAAATAAAAGACGGTGTATTGAAGGATATTGGGTAGGAGGGAAATGGTGCCCAGGCCCTCTTTATTACTATGTTAATTTTCATAAAATACTGGTAGATTCTAATTTCGGTACATCTCAAATGCCGTCTTTTCCTTTTTTCAGGGACAATGAATGGGAGCTATTTTACATATTTGAGGAGGCCCGTGGATTTTCAGGGTTCAGTGAAGACCTTACTGTTACTAGTAATCGTTGGTATGGGCCAGATAAAGAAAAAGCCTTGCATTTGGGTTGGATTACTAAAGAAGAAAGTGAGTCTAAAACCTATATTCCGGCTAGAGAATATCTACGCACCCTACATCCCACCTCATTAGGTAAGCCATTATATCAAAATTCAGCTAAAAATATTCTATCATTACAAGGAAGGGGTACTGGAAAGTCCTATTCAGCTTCTGGTATTGTAGCACATAACTTTTTATTTGATGGGGTCACTGATTACGACCAATATTTGTCAGTAAAGCAGCATGCTATATCCATTGGTGACCCAGAACTATTACCTTCATCTACTTCAATAGTAGGGGCTAGTGATACTAAATACTCAAATCCATTAGTGGCTAAAGTAAAGTATGGGTTTAATCACCTACCTGGTGGATATAAAAAGAATGGTGAGGATATTCCAGCACCTTTTTGGCGGGAAACTTATGGTTCACTGCAACCAAACAAGGAATATTATGTAACTCAATCTTCTAGCCAAATATGGCATCGTACTTTTTTGGACAATCCCCTTGCGGCCAATGGTTCAAGACCCAATGTGGCTGTACTTGATGAAGTTGGATTCTTGTCTACCATAAAATCTGTACTTCCCGGCCTAGAAGCCACCATGGGGCAGAAAGCTAAGTTCAAAAACCTAGTTATTTTTGGATTAGGGACGGGTGGATTGTTTAACGGACAGGCTGCTCTTTATACTCAAGATATTGCAAATAACCCTGCAGATTATGATTGTCTAGCTTTTGACAATAAGTATGAAAGTGTAGAAAATAAAATCTGTCATTTTGTACCAGGCCACTTTGCATTGAATGATTATAAAGAAGGGCCCGACATGATAACCAACTTTAATGAGGCTGATAAGTACATTGACCATGAGCTAGAAACTGCTAAGAAGTCTAGGCGTCAGGAAAAATATTTAGCTACTTTAATTAACCACCCAAAGAAACTATCGGACATCTTCTTATCTGAAGAAGGTAATATTTTCCCAACACCGGAGTTAAAAGATAGACTTTCTCAAATTCTATCTAGTAAAAAACTTCAAGATGCTTCTTGGAAAGGAGAATTAGCAGATGATGGGCATTCTGTATTTTTTAAAGCGTCTGCTACCGCATACCCTATACATGAATTTCCACTCCCTAGAAATGCAAGAAAAGAGGGTGCAATTGAAATATTCGAAAAACCTTCAGATTCAATAATACCTTTCAGGTATATCATAGGTGCGGATACAGTGGATAAGAATAAATCTACAACAGATTCACTATTCTCAGTTTTAGTGTTTGACCGCTTAACCCGTAGGATTGTAGCTGAATGGACTGGTAGAAGAAAAACACCAGCAGAACAATATGAAGTCTGTAGAAAACTTTCCCTGTATTATAACAAAGCTCTTATTTTGTATGAACAACATCTTACTGGAATATTTGACCACTTCTCCCATAAGTATCAACTACATCTATTAGCGGATACACCTCATTGGTTAAGGAACTCTGAAACTTTTGTGCAGGACACCAATACCGGAAAAGGAGTATCAACTCCAATACATGTTGTCAACACGGGTAATGATTTGATTATTGATTTATTATTAGAAGGTCATAAAGAAATGCAGCAGCGATTAGACAATATTGCTGAAAAAGGTAAAGGAATAACAGAAGAAGAAAGATATGAAAAATTAACTATACCTTTGTACCAATTACGCTCTATCGGACTTCTGAAAGAGCTTATTTATTATAATGCAAAAGGGAACTTCGATAGAGTCGCAGCATTGCGATTGATAGCAATTTTAGATAAATCTCTAAATGAGGTGAAGAAAGATAGTGCAAAAAAGGTGAAAGATATCACAGATGACCCATATTGGCAAACTCATTTAGGGCGAGATACATCTGGGCCCAATCAGTTTGATACCTATGATGTTCTAAACTTCTTAAAACAATAGAAAATGGCAGGTAATTCCCTTATTAACTCGTTCCCTAGACAAAAAGTAAAAGCCAGTAAGAAAACTGATAAGTGGCAAAAAGAATGTGTAGATAAAATTTGTGAAATTGTTATACAAGGTTCAGACTACATTAGAGCTTCCCACCAAAAGAAATTAGAAAATTCTAGATTACGTTCCGGGATATTAAATCCATCAGATTTAAAAAGGTACTTAGACCCCTTCTCAATAAATGACAGCACCTTACCTGATAACATAGAGCACATAGGTATTGGAAATAATAAACTAGAGAGACTAATTGGGGATGAATTTCAAACTGATGACGGTATAAGGGTATTTACTTCTTCTAAGGATAAAGATGGAATTTCTAGAAAAGAAAAAGAGCTTCATCAATTAACCATACAAAAGGTAGCCAGTCTTATTCAATCAAAAGTAAAAGACCCTAAGCAAGTAGAAAAGGAATTAAGAGATTTTCAGAACTATACCCAATACGAATATCAAGATTTGAGAGAGCGTCTAGCTACTAAAATTCTCAAAAGAGAGCTTATAAGGCAAGAATACGAATATAAGAAATCTAAGATGTTTGACGACCTTTTAACTTTTGGGGAGGAGATTGCCTGGGTTGGTATTCAAGGAAGGCGCCCTGTAATGGAAAAGTTAAATCCTATTAAGTGTTCTAGGTTAGGGGGATTCCATTCTGAAAAATTAGAAGATGCTGATATTATCATGGACTGGGATTACTTGCCGGTTGGAAAAGTAATTGATAACTATGCTCAATACCTAAAAGATTCTGAGATAGATGCTTTAGAGGAAGGTAGAGGGGCTCAAGCAAATGTAGGAGGGTCTAGGGTTCCAGTAACTATGTACCCAAATATCAATACAGATACTATGTTTAATGGGGCATCTTCCGAGCTGTTCTTATTAACTCCGGGAGCATCTGTTCATTTTGATGGTTCTTATAATGCTGATGGTGAGGTAGTTGTAGTTAGAGGGGCATGGGCATCATACGAAAGGGTCGGAGTTTTAACCTATCTAGATGATTGGGGTGATGAGCAAGAAAAATTTGTAGCTGACGGATATATAGTCGATGAAGTTGTTGGAGAAAGTATTACTTGGGAATGGAAAAAACAGTGGTGGGAATTTGTAAGAATTGGAAAAGAGATTTATCCATACATACGTCCTATAGAATTTGATTCAGAAGACCCCGCATCTTTATCTAATACATTACCCAACTATGTAGGTATTATGAACAATAGGGCCTATGGTAGAGGATTTTCTCTTTTAGATACTATTAAACCGTTGGATATGTCTTACTCTATCATTTATGATAAAATGATGAATGAGGTGGCTACCCATCACGGCTCTATCTTAGCTTATTCTACTGCACTTATACCTCATGGGTGGGATATGAAAAAGTGGTTAAACTATGTGACTAAGAAAAAACACATGCCTTTAGACCCTACGCAGGAAATTTTAAAGGGCCCCTCACAGGGTAAATCAGCTGGAGCGTTTAATCAGCTTACTGCAACAGAGTTGAATTTCTCTAATGCAAATACTATTAGCACATTTTCATCTATACTCCAATTACTTGAAAATCTAATGTCTAGAGTTTCAGGTGTATCTGAACAAAGAGAGGGGGATATATCTCCTTCGGAGAAAGTAAGAAATGTTCAAGCAGCTTCAGAAAACTCAGCTCTTGTAACAATGGGGTGGACGGCCTTACATAGTTTATTCAAGAAGCGATTGCTTCAGAGATATTTTGAAGTGTGTAAGTACGCATACAAAAAGTACAAGAATTTATCCGACTACGGGTTTGACGAACTATCTGAAGAAATGATTTCTCAATACAACAATGCACTTGAAACTCATTTTGATATCTTCATTGATTTACCTACTAAGTCTGAAAAGAAACTTGAAGCTAATCTCGATAGATTCATCGATTTTACGTTACAGTCAGGTAGCACTACTCTTCCACAAGCTATTATGCTATACAAATCTGATTCTATTTTAGAACAGGCTCGTAAGATGGAGGTAATGCAAGAAGCTTTACAGGCCCAAGAGCAAGAGATGAGGCAGCAAGCTAATCAAGTAGCTCAAGAGAGATTGACCAAAGAAGACTCTTACAAACAAAGAGAGCTTGACCTTAAAGAGCTTGAATTGAATCTCAAATATGCTCCTGGGCAAGAAGTTGAGGTTAAAGAAGTTGAAACTTCAAATAACAATAATGCTGAAAATAATCAGCATACATCCGCCATGGCTTCACTTGATAGAGGTACTACATTAGCAGTTCAAGCTAGTAAAGAAAGGACTGATAGATACAAAGCAGATACCTCTTTAGCTATTGCTAGAGAAAACAAAACAGCGGCTGAGTTAGGTAAAAAAGCGACTAAAAAGTAATTGTTTAAAGCTATTACGACTTACGCTATTTTGAGCTGAATCGTTAATTTGACTGTAATGACCTATTACATATGCTTTACTTTTGTCAAAGTGAAAAATTTAATTTACATATAATATGCCAAATAGCGACAACAACGACATCGGCTTTGAATTACTAGACCCTGGACAGGGTTTGGCTAACTTCGATACACCCGATAAACCCCAAGACATCTCTAGTCAAACTTCAGGTGCTGCCCCCGCAACAATAGATTTAAATGAGGGCCAAACTGAAGATAACAATTCTAAAAAGGAAACTGGTAATATAGGAGATGATGGGTTAGGGCTTTCTGATTTCCTAATAACGCCAGATAGTAATTCTGAGGAGGACTTATCTGATTTCACTTTAGAAAATGAAAATGCAGATAACTCAAGTAATAACAAAAAAACTACTCAAGCTTCAACCCCTAATAAGCCTGCAGAAGTAACTTTTGCAGAAACTTTAGCTGCTAGATTGGGAGTGGAAATGCCTGAAGATGATTTTTTCAAAAATGATTATACTCCAGAAAAGCTTTATTCTTATATGGAAGATAAACTTGCTGAAAAAGTTGATGCTAAGGTAGAGGAAGAAATAAATGCTTTAGACCCTGAAAAGCAAGAAGCTGCTAGATTAGCAAGAGATGGTGTTGATTTAAATCGAGCTACTTTACTTGGAAGAGAAAAAACAAACGTCATCAAATTAAGAGCCGGCCACGCTGAGTTAGAAGATGACATATTAAAGAAAATTGTAATTGCTGAATACAAGATGAAAAACTATGCAGAAGAAGATATTCCTGCATTAGTTGAAAAAATTGTTGAAAGCGGTAATCTTAAAAATAGGTCTTTAGCATCACTTGACTATTTAGAGTCTGGATTAGATTCTGAAATAGCTGAAGAAAAATCTAGAGTTAAAGAGCTAGAATCAATAAAAATTGAGAATGCTAAAAAAGAAACTCAATCTTTTCAAGATTATTTAGAAAATACTAAAG